CCGTGCCATGCGACAAACCGGCCCCGACGGTGACAGCAAAGGACAGAATGGGCCTTGTGACCGTGCGCGGACAGGATTACCAGATCGTCGATATTGGCCTGCGGATGCTGACGCCGAGGGAGCTTTTCAATGCCCAGGGCTTCCCGAAGGATTACATCATCGACGTGGACGCGGACGGAAAGCCCTATCCGAAATCCGAACAGGTGGCGCGCTGCGGAAACGCGGTGTGCCCGCCGATCCCGACGGCACTTGTCCGGGCCAATCTGCCGGAGTTCTGCAAGGAGGCGGTATAAATGCCGACAAAAGGCAAGTGCTGGTCTTGTGGGGAAGTCAAACTTCTGTTTTGTACGCTGCTGAAAAAGAACGGCGAAAACGGGATGTACTTTGCCATGTGCTGCGGAGAGTGCAAAAGATTCTTTGAGGCGAAAGCGAAGGAGGACGACAATGGCAAAGATATACTGCGCTGACGTTGGATGTTCGTTCAACAACGACAAGGGCGTATGCACGGCGAAGAAGGTTGCCCTGTCTTGGCATAGCGTTATGACAGTATGGGAGGGGCGGCAGGAATATCAAAGGTGCAAGACGCGGGAAACCAGTAAGGAACACCGGGAGCTTGAAAAGCGAATGGAGGCGCTTATCAATGAGCAGACAGGCAAAGTATAAGCCGGACGAATATAAAGACCTTATGATGCCAACCGACGATATGGACGACTATTTAGAGTGTTATCATAGCAAGCTCGTTAAGGTTCGGAAAGATACGACGTGCCATTATTGCGGGGCTACAATCCACGCGGGAGATCAGGCGCTCGGCGAAAAGTGCTTTATCGACGGTGCGCCATACTATATTCATGATTGCCTTGACTGTGTGGAAGATGTGATTAAGGGCTGGGATGATAGAGCACAAAATCGCTGGGAGAAACGGGCGAAGAAAGCGGGGTATGTATGAGTAAAGAAGCGTGGAAGGATAGCGGAAACTGCAAGGATTGCAGGAGGGCGAAGTATTGTCGGAAGCCCTGCACGGCCAACAAGAGGCGGATGCAGAAAATTTTGGAGCTTTCCATGAGAACGGCCATCGGAAAAGTGATGATCCAGAATGGGGCCAGATACGCCGAGGAGGCCAGGAATCAGCTTGAATCCTTGCGGAGGGCTAACAACGAGGACGCTTCCGCCGAGGCCGTAGACGCCGCGTTTGAGCGCTGCAAGGTTCTGGCGGCCCATAGTAAGTACACGGTGGCGCAGATCGTCGGCGGAGTGGGCGGCATGGTCAGATCAACCGGGGACAGCACAGACGAAGTGCTGGAAAAGATGGAGGCCGAATACAAAGTTGCGGCGCAGAAAGGTTATTAAAAACCGCGAGCGCTCGCGGATTTGGAGGGATGAACCATGAGCAACGAGAAAGCGCCTGCCCAGGGCGGGGCCGTGGAGAAGGAGCAAAGGCCGGTTGAGGTACGCAACAGGGACATCCCTTTGCTGTCCGAAATTCTGTACATCATGCAGATGGTGCGCCAGATCGAGGAGCGGCGGGACTGGCAGCGCGACAGAATGACGAACATCACCCAGCACTTGACGGGGATGCCTGGAGGCGGCGGCCTGCCCAAGGGGCTTGACAGCGCTTTTGCCATGCTGTCCGAGCTGGACGAGGAACAGGAAACGCAATGCAAGGAGTACGCGCGGCAGCTCCGCAAGGCTCAAAAGATACTGAACAGCATCGAGAGCCAGACCATGCGAACCTTTGTCATGATGAAGTATGTCATGGACGTGCCGGATGTGAAGATCAGGCAGGAGCTTAACATGACGTGGCGCGGGTTTGACCGGGCGCGGCGGGCCGTGGAGGACGCGCCGAGCATGGCGGCGGTGAAGTGGCAGGAGCGCTATATCGTTGTGCAGAAGGAATAAAAACAGGCCCCAAAATTTTTTCCAAAAAGCGGGTTGAAATAAAAAGCTGAATGTGCTATTATGATAACGTCGCCAGAAGTGGAAAGCGGACAACACATCGTTGCCCGCTTATTTTTATGCCCGTGAGGGGGTGGAAACGTGGCAAATCCGAGCATATACCTGGAAATCGACGCCAGCGAATTGCAGGATAAGGTGAACGCGCTGAAAGCGGTGGTTACGCCGGAGCGGTTCAACCAGATCATGTATTCCATCTTCCAGCGGACGGGCGGCCATGTGAAGATGATCCTGCGGCAAGACCTTCCCCATGAATACCACGTTAAGGCGGGGCAGATCAGCAGCGCCGTGGGAAACGCGAAAATGACATCCAGCGCGGGCGGCCTGGGATGCACTATCCCCATCCGGGACAGCCGGGGCAGCATCGGCGGACGGTACAGCGCCAGCGGCGGCGCGCACGGCTGGAACAGCCTGCGGAGAAAATACCGCGTCAAGGGCCGCGTCGTCAAGGCGGGCGTGAGCACGCTTCCGGCCACCATGGGCAGCTACGGCGACCAGCCTCCTTTCCGTAACCTGGGAAGCAAGCTGGGCGGCCTGACCTTCACCCGCGCCGGGAAACGGCGCTTCCCCATCAAAAAGGTTGTCGGTATCGCCATTCCACAGATGCCCATGAACCGAAGCGAGGCGGAAGTGCAGAAGGACATCCTGGAGTACATGAAGCAGCGCATCGAACATGAGTTTATGCGGGCTATGAGGGTGTAAGCATGGCGATTCCTGGCATGACAAAAAAAGAGCTTGCGCAGATCGCAGGCTATACATACCGGCGGTTGTACGACATAGACCGGGATCAACCGCAGGAAAAGAAACTGTTTGTAGAGAGCGAGGGCGGCAAGTACGACCTCGCTATTTTTGTGCAGCGGTGGGTTGATTACAACGTCAACAATGAAGCCTCCGAAGTGGACGACCTGGACACGGTAAAGGCGCGGCATGAAGTGGTCAAGACGCAGAAAACCGAGCTGGAAGTAGCCCGGATGCGCGGCCAGTTGATCGACGTGCAGGACGTGAAGCGGCTTTGGGGCGACATCGCAAACACCGTCATGCAAAACATGATCCACCTTCCGAGTAAACTTGCCCCCATGCTGCTGATGCAGGATAACGCGGAAGTGATCGCGGACATGATCGGCAAGGAAATCCGCGCAGCGCTGGAGGAAATCGCCGATACTCCCCTGCCAACCTACGCGGCGGAGGAGAGCGGCGAAGAAAGCGAGGAGGAGGGCGACGAGGAGGTATAACGCATGAGCGCCATAGCCGAACTCGCCCGATACACCTATTCGATGTTCCGGCCCCCGGCACAGCAAACGGTGTCGGAATGGGCGGACGCAAACCGCGTGCTCGTTTCGGAGAGCAGCGCGGAACCCGGCGCATGGCGAACTGACCGCGCCCCCTATCAGCGGGAGATTATGGACGCCTTCACCCAGCCGGGAATATGGCAGATCGTGATTATGGCGAGCGCCCAGGTAGGCAAATCCGAAATCGAGCTGAACATGATGGGGTGCGCCATCGACAACGACCCCGGCCCGATGCTCTACATTCAGCCGACGGACAAGGTGGCGGAGGACTATTCCAAGCGGCGTATCGCCCCCATGATCCAGGCGTGCCCGACGCTGCGGGAAAAGGTGTTCAAGGCGCGGAGCCGCGACGCGGCAAACACCATCAGCATGAAAACCTTTCCCGGCGGCAGCCTTGCCATCATCGGGGCCAACAGCCCCGCCGACCTATCCAGTAAGCCGGTGAGGTACATCTTCATGGACGAAACAGACCGCTTCCCGGCCAGCGCCGGAACAGAGGGCGACCCGCAGGAATTGGCCGAGCGCCGAACCGAAACTTTCCGGCATAACCGCAAGATAGTTAAGACCAGCACGCCGACGATAAAGGGGAAATCCAAGATTGAAACGGATTACATGAACGGCACACAGGAGGAATGGCATACCGAGTGCCCGCATTGTCACACCTACAACTACATCCGCTTCGCTGACATCCACTTCGAGAAAGAGGACTATGTGAACGAGGGCGGCGACGAGGATTATCACGTCAAGGTTGTAACGTGGCGGTGCCCGACGTGCAAGCGCGACATCGGCGAATACGAGTGCAAGCGCCTGCCTGCCAAATGGGTGCAGAAGAACCCGAAAGCCATTCAGAACGGCATCCGCTCCTTCCGCCTCAACGCCTTTATGTCGCCCTGGAGCGACTGGAAGGATATTGTCTGGAAATTCCTCAAAGCCCATAAAGACCCGGAGAAGCTAAAGACCTTCTACAACACGATTTTGGGCGAAAGCTGGGAGGTACACACCAACAGCGGACTTGACGAAACGCTGTACAAGCGCCGCGAGCACTACGACGCGGAGGTGCCGACGGGCGTTCTGCTGCTGACAATGGGCATGGACACGCAGGATAACCGCCTGGAATACGAGGTTGTGGGCTGGGATCGGAACGGGCAAAGCTGGGGCATCAGCCGGGGCGTGATCCCTGGACGGGCCGACGCTCCCGGCGTTTGGGAGGAAGTGGACGCGCTGCTGGATCGTGAATGGCGGCTTGCCAACGGCATGAAAATGAAAATCCTTGCGACGTTCATTGACTCCGGCGGCCACTTCACGACGGCCATATACAAAGCCTGCGCGAAGCGGGCGAGCAAGCGCATCTGGCCTATCAAGGGCGAGAAGGGCGAAGGAAAGCCGGAGTGCCGCCCTATGAAGCGCGGCCAGGGCGAAGGTGCCAAATTCATGCTGGGCGTTGACGCTGGCAAGGAGGGCATCATGTACGAGGCCGCCGTGGAGGAACCCGGCCCCAACTACATGCACTTCCCCATCGACTACCGGGCAGGCTATGACATGGAGTATTTCAAGGGCCTGATTTCGGAGCGGATGGAGATACACCGGCGCGGCGGCCAGGGCGTGATCGTATGGGAACAATTCTACGAGCGCAACGAACCGCTGGACTGCCGCAATTATGCGCGCATGGCCTACCGCTACTTCCATTGGCGGTTTGACGAGTTGGAGCGCATCGTGAACGGCATCGAGGAGCCGAAGAAGATCATCACCAAGACCGAGGAAACCAAGCGGAAACAGCGCCGCGTGGTGAGCCGTGGAATCCAAGTATAAAAGGAGCGTGAAAGCATGGCGGCAATCTCCGCATACACGCTGGCGGAAGCCAGGGAAATGCTGGAACTGTGGAAAAGCGCCGAAAAGGCTTTGGCGAGCGGACAGGTGACAAGCTACCGTGTGGGCACGCGGGAATGTACGCTTGTTGACATGGAGGACATCAGGGCCGCGATCAACTATTTCGGCAATCTGGTGGAAGCCCTGTCCGGCGAAGTGAGAACCAAGCGCGTGACCCGCGTGGTGCCGCGCGATCTGTGAGGAGGGCGTGACGGATGAACGAAAGACCGAAATTCAGCGAGCGCGCCCTTTACCTGTTCAGCCCAAAGCGCGGGAATGACGCCTATAACAAGCGCCTGCGCGAGGAAAGGGCCAAGGAGCAAGGCGCGGCGGAAAGCCGCGAGAGGAGCCGCAGCGGCCCGCGTATGAGCTACGCGAGCCACGGGGCCAGCCAGACGCTCAA